TGGTTGACGATCCATCCGTGACTGTTGAAATCGCTCAAGAAAGGATCATCCGAAAGATGGCTTCTCAACCACTAGGCGGGGCCGTCGAGGGCTCCAGTTTCAGCGTGACCGAATCGGAGCATGATAAGTTCATGGCTCAAGCTTCGGCGGGCTTGGTGCAGCGATGCTTCCAAGGCCAGATCAAGCATCAAAAAGCCCCTGATGTTCAAGGCGCGGAACACTTCCGCAACCTTGGGCTCTATCGGCTTGCTGAGGCTTGCGTCCGGCGAATGGGTGTTAATCCAGAACACCACAACAAGGGCGATATCGTTCGTATTGCAATGGGCCACCCAGGGATTGTTGGCCGACTGAATATTCGTCGATCCAACGACGTTTACCACACGAGCGGATCGTTTTCCAGCTTGCTGTTGGATGCGGCTAGCAAGACACTCACGGCGTCCTACGTCGAGGCCCCTTACACTTGGGACCAATGGGTAAGGCAAGCACAGTCGGTTGACGACTTCAAGAACATCAATCGCGTCAGCCTTGGCGAATCGCCTAACCTTGAGGTGGTCCCCGAAGGTAAGGACTACCCAGAGGGCAAGGTTGTCGATCAACGCAAGAGCTACAAGATCGAGAAGTACGGAAAAGAATTCACGATCACCTGGGAGATGGTTATCGGCGATGACCTCGATGCTCTTTCCCGTATCCCAGCGATGCACGGCTCGGCGGCTCGTAGGACGCAAGAAAAAGCGATCTATGATGTTTTCCTTGCCAACCCAACCATGCCCGATGGAGTTTCGCTGTTTAGCGCTTCGCACGCATCCGGGACTAACCTCTCGGGCGGTGCAGCGGCTCCAAGCAAGACGACCCTCGACAAAGCCTTTGAGGTGATGGGCAAGCAAAAGGGGCTAAACAGCGATGTCTTCCTCGGGCTTACCCCGTCGATCCTCTTGGTGCCTTTGGCCTACGCAGGGACGGCATTGGAGCTTGTCAATTCGACGGCATCGGTCGAGAGCGAGAAAAATAGCGGCGTCTCGAACCTTTACGGGCGCGGCGGTGCTCGGCAGTTGCGGGTTGTTGCAAGCCCTTACCTGGACGCCAACAGCGCGACCAACTGGTATGCAATCGCCGACAACAGCTTGATTGACACGGTTGAAATCAGCTTCTTGAGTGGTGAGGAATCGCCGGTCTTGGAGTCGGATTACAACATCCGAAACGATTCGTACATCTACACGGTTCGCCAATCGTTCGCAGCGGCGGTTATCGAGCATCGCGGCATCTTCGCTAATCGTGCGTAGTGTCGATTGAAATCTAGCCCCTGGGCGATTGCTTGGGGGCTTTTTGGGACGGCAACAAAATTCACAAAACAGGAAATAAGAACATGGCAGGCATGCAAGACTTCAAACCGTATTTCGATGACTTTATCGGACCAGCGGTATCCTTTCCGACTTCGGCAAACATCGCTTCTCCTTGGGTCTATACGATCACTGGGGCGGCTCCTCCGACAGCACAGCGGAACAATGATCGAAAGGTCTTGACCCTTACAAGTGCGAGTCAAATTCAGATCCTCGGCGGCGGCCACGGCGATGCTTTGGCGTTCGACATCGACGACGTTCAGAGCGTCGAAATGCGGGCTCGTATCGGGGCATCGACCTTTACGAGCGGATCTATCTTGGTATTCGGTTTGGGCTCGGCTCGAAACGATACCGCCGACAGCGTGGCGGCTCATGCTTGGTTCAGGATGGAAGGGGCCAACAGTACGAGCCTTGTCTACGCCGAAACCGATGACGAGGTACGGGACAATAACGACGTTTCGACGGGCGTTACCCTTGGCAACACGTTCAAAAAGTTCGTGATTGACTTCCGGGGCGGCAAGAGTAACGTCCGGTTCTTTATTGACGGCGTCCAGGTCTGCAAAGAGACGACCTTCGATATGTCTGGCTACTCCGGAAGCTTCCAGCCTATCGTTCAACTCCAAAAAGCGGCCAACACAAACGCCGACGTTTTCGAGATGGATTACATCGAAATCGATGGCAAGCGGGTCTAATCCGTGACCTTGCACGATACCATTATCGAGGATGCCAAGAAGGTATTCGCCAACCCGCAATACTTCGCCGAGCCGGTCGTTTACTACAAAAGAAACGGTCGGTCGAGGAAGATAAACGCGGTGGTCATTCGCGAGGCCCTTGGCATCCTGCCCGAAGATGGTGACGTTGTTTATCCGATGTTTGAAATTCACGTTGCTAACGACCCCTCCGAGGGAATCGCAAGCGACGAATTGAACCTAGGCGGCGATCAATTGGAATTTGCGGATCGAGTCGGACAGCCACCAAAGCGGCATTCGATCCTAAAGCTACTCAGCCACGATGAAGGGATGTTGGTTCTCGAATGCCGCTAGCAGTTGTCGAAGAAATAGCAGTTGTTTTGAAATCGCGTCTCGATGCGATGATTGATAACGCTACGTACTCGACGGCAATCAGCGAAGTACAGCGACCGAATCGATTTGCCAACTTCACGCCTGCCCATAATCAGATTGTCCTAACGCAAGGGCCAGCCGAGCGAGTCCCTGACTTGGACCGACCGGGCAATCCTCCTGCCAACGCGATGCGGCAGACGTTCAATATCCACTGCCATATCATGCAGGATGAACGCGGGACAGAAACCATCGACGAGCTACTAAACGCTTTTCATGCCGACGTTATCAAGGCCGTTTGCAATGGCTCTAGCACTTGGCACACGTTCGGCGGCAATGCGATCGATGCAACTTGGGGCTCCATTCAATTCATCGCGGCAGACGGCGGGATTGATGGCTTGACGATCCCGCTACAGATTACTTGCCGATACTCCGAAGACGACCCAACGGAGCTACGGAACTAATGATTAACGTAACAGTCGATCAAGAATCGTTGCGACAGATGCGGGCCAATTTAGGGGCCTTCGGTGACCATTTGCCGAGGCATCTAGCGACAGCGGTAAACAGGGCGGCTAGGTCCGTTCGGGTCGAATGCGCTCAAGCCTTGGGGCCTTTGGTGAACCTCAAGGTAAGCAGCGAAAACAAGGGTATCGTCAAGCAGTTCAGCAAGGCAAAGACGCTAAAGAAAACGATCAAGCAAAAGAACAAAGCGACCCCAGGCAACGCGGGCGTCACGATCGGACTTTGGGAAGGGCATAACTTCCCGGTCAAGTATTTCGAGGGTAAGTCCTATAGCCGAATGAAACGCGGCAAGCGTAAAAGCCTTGGGGCTCAGTACAAGTCAAGTGTAGGCGGCGGTTGGACAGTGGTGCAAGATGGCTTTGTGGCCTCTCGATGGCGGGGCGATATTTATCGACCGGCAGCGGAAGGATCCCGAAAGCTTCTCAGGGTGCTTGGCAAAAGACCCGGCGATTTCTTCCGAGAGGGCAATATCGGGGAGATTGCAGGGGCTAAAGCACGCGAACGGCTACCCATCGAAATCAATCGACGGCTACGCGAAATCACACTGGCGGCGAGCGGCAAAATCAAACTCAGGGCATCCAAGGAACTAGGGCAATGACACTATTAAAACGCAAGCGGGTATTGGCAGCGAAGATCGAGACTACTCCAGGCACCGCCGAAGCATTGACGGCAGCGGAAGCCTCTTTTAATTGCTACGAGATTGCCATTCAGCACGAGATCGAGACCGAAGCCCGAGAGGGCCAAGGATCGTTCGGGATGCGTCCATCGACTCCAGGCGGCTACAAGGGCAAAGTAACATTCAAACACGATGCAAGCTGGGACGGAACAGCTACTGAGCCATCTTGGGCCGATACATTCTTACCGGCTTGCGGATGGGTCAAGAGCGGTCAAGTATTTACCCCTCGCACAGAGGCCCCGGGAACCAACGTCAAGACCCTTACGATTGCGGTCTACATCGACGGCAAACGCAAGACATTGCGGGGATGCGTCGGCACGTTCAAAATCAATTGCATGAGTGGAAAGACGGCGGTTGTTGAATTTGAATTTATCGGAATTTGGGATTCGCCTACCGACGTTGCGATCCTCGCGCCGACTTACCCAACGGCTAGCCCATTGCGATTTGCGTCAAGCGTGACGACCTGGAACAGCGTTGACCTTGCGGTGGAATCGATGGTGCTCGATTCGGGTAACTCGATGCTGCTTCGAGAAGATTCGAGCGACGTTTCCGGTTTCAAGGCGGGGCTAATTTCCAACCGCATCGTTAAGATCACTGGCAACCCGGAAGCCAAGCTTGTCGCGATTCAAGACCGATACGGCAAGCTTCTCGATATGAGCGAACATGCTTTAACCTTCGACATCGACGGACCAACGAATAGCAAGATCACAATCGCGGCTCCAAAGGCTCAGATTGTGGCGATCAGCGAAGCCGATCGGGAAAATATGGTTGTCGACGAAATCGAGTGGCAAGCCAACCGCAACGGCTCGACGGCAGACCAAGAATGTTCGATCACCTTTACGGCAGCGACCTAACACGGAGAGACCATGCCAATTTTCCTAGAGCCAGATCAGAGTTTCCCGGTCTGGTTGGAATCCGACAAAGATAAGCCCGAAGAATCGAGACCTACGTTTTTCGTCCGATCCCAATCGATGCGAAATCAACGGAAGGTGCTCGAAGTGCTTGACGTTATCCACAGGCCGGGCGTGACGGTCGAGCAGATTTTCAACGAGACCGTTGAGCAACTAAAAAAGGTGCTTGCGGGTTGGTCGAACATGAACAGCATCCCGTTTGGCCCCGAGGCTATCGAGGACGTTTTCACGTTGACGGAAGCTAGGGAACTGCTGAGGCTGGTTGCCTACAATCAACGAATGGACACAACCGAAAAAAAAGGCTGAGAGTCGCGGCGATGATTAGGCAAGGAATGCTTTGCCTACATTGCAGCGACAAGGAATGCAAGGACAAGGGGACCGATGCAGAGCCAATTGAAATCGAGTGCGTTGCGTGCAACGGGACAGGATGCGACGAATGCACCGAGGGCGTTTATCGCGTCGATGGATGCCCGAATCAGTATTGCAGCGGACTTACTCAGTTTGTCGAGTTGGTCGATTTATTCGATGAGGGATTGCCCCCGGTAGCAGGCGGGGCGTTGGATCAGTCGGCTAGTTTTATTGAGGCGTCACGTAGGTTTAAGCAAGAAGAACAACGAGCGAAAGCGGAACGGAAATAAACCACGATGGCCGGCGACGCAATCAAGATCGTTATCGAAGCAGAGGACAAGGCATCTGCGCAGGCGATCAACGCATCGAGGAATATCGAAAATGCGGTCAAGGGCGTCAAGGAAACGGGCCAAAAGGCCAAGGCATCGACTGAGTTTATCGGCGTGCTAGCAGGGCAGCTAGGCGGCTCGCAATTTCAAGCGGCAGCTAGCGGAGTCGCAGCGATCACGGAGAAGGTAGGGCAGTTCTCTGAGGTAATGAAAGCCGGTGGCGTTGGGGCGATGGCGTTTCAGGCCGGGGTTACGCTCTTGGTGACGACGCTATCGTTTAACCTCGGCAAGGCGATCGGCGAATCGATCTTTGGCGTCCAAGAGCTTAAAGACGAATTCGGTGAAGCGAGGGCCCAAATCGAGGGATTCACGCAGTCAATGATTTCGGCAGCGGATAAAGGCTTCAAAGAGAAGCTTGAGGATATCAGCCTAATCAAAGACCCGGCCAAGCAGCAGAATGAAGCGGTAGCAGCGTTTGCGGAAATCCAGGGAGCGATCAACAAAGCCTACGACAACTTCCATTACCGCCAACAGGAAATCGAACGGCTACGCGGCGAAACGGATATTCTCGGCAACAATGACGAAGCTATCGCGATGCTCGAATTGGAGAACGAGCAATACAACGCAACGATAGCGAGCTTAGAGAAACAGAAATGGGCGTTGTCCGACGTTTACGGCGAACGAGCGAATAACCTCAAGGCGATCAAGGCTCAACAGAAAGCCGAGGATGAAGCAGCGGCCAAAGCCAAGCAAACGCAAGCCTCCATCGAGTCGCAGCTAAAGAAAAACAACTACGCTTACATTGAGCTTACCAAAGGCGTCGAGGCGGCTCGGATGGCTCAATTGGCCGATGAGGGCATCGACGAGGCCAACGCGAAGCGGATCGTATTTGCCGAGCAAGCGACACGACTAGAAAAAGAACGGGCCGACAAGAAGAAAAAAGACGACGACCAAGAAGCCCAAAGGATTCAACGCATCGCAGATTTGCAGGCCAGCGAAATCGACCGAATCAAAGAGCAAAAAATCTTGCTCGAAGAGGGCGAAGAGGCGGCGAACCGATTTCGGCTTGAGCAACAGGGGCTAGGCAAGGAAGCAGCGGCTCGCATCGCATCGGAGCAAGCGGCCTTAGACCGGCAAAAGAAACAGGGCGAACTAGCCAAGAAGCTTGCCGAGAAACCTCAGCTAATGTCGGTCGAGCAGCGGCTAGTATCGCGTGGCGTCAACGAGGACACGCAAAAAGACATTGCAGCCAACACGCTCAAGACCGTGGAGCGGCTCGATGCTGTTGCCGAAGCGATTAAAAACCAATCCAAGCCCCAGGGGGCAGACGCTCTACAATTGGAGTTTGTTGGATGAGCAATATCATCGAAGTGACTGAAATGTGGAGCAAGCCGACTTCATCGATCAGCCTGACGGATAAATTCCGCAAGCGATCGATTAAGCTACAGCGGGCATTCCAGATCCTCACTACGCCAACAGCCAATGAGTTTGATTGCTATCGCTCAACGGGCATCCTCGAAGGCGATCGGTTCAGCGATCAATTCCCCTATGCCTTTGCGGACAATTTTTCCCTGTCGCGCCAAAGCTTGATTCTATGGCAGCTAAACATCGACTACAGCGGCGAACTAGGGCCAAGCGAGAATGAGGACAACCCACTATTCACCCCTCCTAGAATCGATTGGGACGACGTAGAAACCGAAGAGGAAATAGACGAAGACTGGGACGGAAAGCCAATTCAGACGATTAACGGCGAACCGATCGAGGGCGTCAAGACATTGCTACCGGATCAAACCGTAACGATTAAGCGTAACATGCTTTTGTTTAACCCGTTCACCCAAGCCCGATACCGTCGATCGGTCAACAGCGATTCCTATCTCGGCTGGCCTCCCGGCACTGCCAAGCTAATGAAATTGTCCGCTTCAAATGTCGTCACTCCAGAGCTAGCCTACTGGGAGGTAACCGGGCAGATCCGATTCCGCTATCCATACCGCACGACCAATGAGCGGGCATGGTATCGACGGGTCCGGCATCAAGGCTATTATAAGCGTGTCGACATCGGCAACGACGAAACGCAGATCATCCGAGCGATGAAAGGCGGCGAACCGACAAACAGGCCAGTTTTGCTTGATGCCGAAGGCTACGAGATCCCGCAGGGTGACGGCCAAAGCGTCGAGGCCCATTGGCTTGAATTTAAGATTTACGATTCCCTTCCTTACGGAGCATTGGGCTTACTATGACAACCGTACCAGACGTAACAATGATTCTGCCCCCCGAGGTGATTACAAATTACACCATCGCGGGTAATGCCGACATCGCGACGACCAAGCTAGCCCAAAGGGTGCTTGCTGAGTCGATTGTCCCGTTGACCCAAGCTAGAACCTGGAACGCAGTCGCAACAAACCTACCAGCGGCGGCGGCTGACGACGATCTAGGGCTAGTCTCAGGCACTTGGGGAACAGATCCGGCCAGAATCACGGCGGGCAATGTTAAGGCTCTTGGAGCGACTACCAGACGCCTCTATTTGGCAATTCCGATACCGGCCAACTACGAGGACGGGCAGACGATCCAGCTACAGATCCGGGCCAAGATGGAGACGACCGTTGCGGATGTTTCTTGCACGATCGACGCGGAGGCTTACGTCGGCTCAGATGGGGTTCTTGGAGCGGATTTGGTGACTGCGGCCGCACAGTCAATGAATAGCCTCTCGGCGGCGGCTTACACGTTCACGGTCAACGCAACAGGCGTCGACCCGGGGGACTTGCTCGAAGTTCGCCTGTCGATCAGTAGCAACGATGCAGCAACGGCTACGGCGGTAACCCCGGCGATCTATTCGATAGCCCTCCTCTGCGATACGAGGGGCTAACGTGGCCAGAGAGGCGGGGATATACTCACCGAAGTTAGCCAAGCGGATTTGGGATTCCGTCCAAGCCTTTGAGCGGATGGGGTCGACATCGGCAGCGATGGCGATTCCCTATACGCCGACTCCGATCTATTTCGTCAATCGATCAGCCGCAAAGATCCCTGGTTATGGCTGTATGCAGATGGTCGGCTCAAGCGACATCGACGGAACGACCTATATCGAGGTCAAGAGGCCCTTCGAGTACGCCAATTCCGTCATTGGGCCATTCCTTCTGAATGGTCCGGGCGAATGCTTGCAAGATGAAATCGGCACCGCTCAATGGGGGCCGATCTTCCGGGCAAAAAAAGACTCAGCGACCTACACGACCGGAACACGCATGGGGCCGGTTGAATCATCGTTCGACCTGTCGAAGGGATGCCTCTTTACGTTTATCGGTGACGACGAGCAAGAGGACGATTTAATTAGGGTGATTGCTTGCGAGACGCCATTGCTGGCGATTGTTGGGGCCTCTGGCATCGCGGGCAATAGCAGCGGGACCGTGACAGCCAAGCAACCCGCGAGCGGCAATTGGACAGCGGGCAGCGTGACCTATACGGCATGGGCTCCGACAGCAACGGCAATAGCAGCGGCGGCTACGGTTATGATATTTCCGATCGATGCCAAATGGGTGGCCGTGGAGGTTTGCTAAATGGGATGCTTCGGGCGTTGTAATTGCGGTGACTGTTGCATGGACCCGGAAGAACTGGCCGAGCTTGTCTCGAATATCACGGTCGACGGGCCAAGCCTTGCAGGGGCGGTGCTAGAATTTGAGTCGTCGAATTGTTGCCATATTGCACGGCGCGAACTAGTCAATCCAGGCTATACGACCGACTGCAAAAAGATTGCCGAAGAGACGATCAACGAATCGTCGACAACATCGATCAAGATCATCGAGTCTCAAAAGTTCGCAGCTAGCCCGGCGTGGACAATCTATTTTGATGCGACCCTAGGCAGTTGCATCTACGAGACAAGTAACGCAAGTGTTACCGGGGCTCAGGCTTGCGGGGAAATCATCAATTGCGGCACGACTCAAATTGATTTCGAGCTAATCGAGGAATACTACTTCGCGGCAAAGTATCGTTACCTTGCGGTAAATATCGCGATTTACAAACGCGAAATGATTTGCCCCCCTGGAACCGAAGTTGTTTGTCGCTACGTCGTTGAATGTACGATTGAATATGAGGTTCAAGAGGGCGGTGGTATCTACAATTCGTTTACCCGTGACGTAACTTACTCGGACGAGTTTGGATGTTGCGAGCGGACTGCTTGCGATACCGAAAAGCTAACGCATGATCCGGCGTTCGACTGCGAAACCGACTTGACCTTTGGTAATCCCGAAACGCGGTATATGACTAAGGTTCGAGTTTACGATACGCTCGAGGACATCCCTAGCGTAATTACGTTTGACGACGATACGCCGATCACGCAATGCAACTTCGATTTTTGCGTACCGGGTGCTCTTTACGATCGAAACGACTTAGGCTTTTGCGTTCAGGCTGATAACGTAAACATCGAGGAAGTTGAGGGCGGCATACGCGAAGAGCTTTCAATATCGGCATCATGCTTGTTTTGCCTTGATACGGGGGCCTCTTGCGACAACGACCTTGTCAACACAACTGAGGGCGAAGTCGAGTATTGCCCGCGGATACCCGGCTACCCTTGCGACTGCGAAAGCAATCGGTTTCTTGGCAGAGGGCTTTCGGCTGGTAGTATCAGCCCTCCCTACGATTACTCGATTTTCACGGTTGCCGGGGCATCTGGTGTAAGCGTCTCAGGGTGCCACCAGCTCAGAGATCAAAACATCAACACAACCCAAGATTGCCCGCCTTTGTGCCAAAGCCCGGACACCTATCCAGGTGTGAACATTGACGACCGAACGTCCTGCAATTGGTGGGATTGCTCAAGTTGCATCGCGGGTGAAGATCCGATTGTTATGCCGTACCAAAACAGAGGGCCAACGGTCGATGCTTATTCGTTTAGTCAGTCGATCAACTATCTAACGGGCAATTACCGAATTTGCGTACCGTTTCCACCCGTAACAGTGACGCTTAACCCATGAGCACAGTAAAAATTGTCGACTTTGCGGAACTCGTCAAGCAATGCCGAAAGCCCGGACAGCCAAGGCCACAACCGACCCCAAGGCCAACGCCGATGAGCAATGAGGAACTATTGGCCAAGCAGCAAGAGCGATCTAATCAGGCTGGGCGGCTAGCTTGGGCCAAGCTCCACGGCTATCGCGGTTGCGACCCCCAATGGTTGGACATCTGGCAGTACCTAATTCCCCAGCGGTGCGATTGCAAGGACGGATACCAGCGAATACTTGCCGACATGCCCCCCGACTTCTTATCCCCCGAAGCATTTTTCGCATGGGGCGTTCGGCTCCACAACGCGGTCAATGCAAAGCTTGGCAAGCCTGAAATCACGATCGACGAAGCCTTATCTATTTGGAGAAAATCAGATGGCTTGGAAGTTAAAGCGGATATCGAACAACGTCCATGAGATAACGATCGACCTAAACCGGAACAAAGATTGGGAGCAATGGGTATTGCTTCGATCGGATGTTCACCACGATAACCCAAAGTGCAACCAAGACCTAGAGCGGCAACATCTCCAAGAGGCCGTCGAGTACGACGCACCCGTCATTGATAACGGGGATTTATTTTGTGCGATGCAAGGCCGGTGGGATAAGCGAGCAGATAAATCAGCACTCAGGCCAGAGCATCAAGGGAGCAACTATTTCGATTTGCTGGTCGAGACGGCGGCGGACTTCTACGAGCCGTTCAAGAGCCAGCTAGCGGTACTCGGCAGGGGCAACCATGAAACGGCAATGACGAAGGCCCACGAGACGGACTTAACCGACCGGCTGGCATCGCGATTAAGGCATCGCGGCGGTATTGCAGAGGCGAGCGGATACGGCGGTTGGGTTATCTTCCGGTTTGCAGATCCGAACCAATCAGGAGGCAAGGCGATCAAGGATACAGTGACCCTTTACCATTACCACGGGACGGGCGGCGGCGGGCCAGTGACGCGGGGAACTATTCAAACCAATCGCCTAGCGGTTATCACCCCTGACGCCAATATCATCCTGAGCGGTCATACCCACGATGAATGGCAGCTACCGATTCCAAGGCAGCGGATTTCGACCAACGGGGTAATCTTTCACGATGAGCAACTACACATCCGGCCACCAGGGTACAAAGACGCATGGGGCAACGGAGAAGGCGGTTTCGAGGTCGAGCGAATGCTAGGCGTGAAAAACATAGGGGCGGCTTGGCTAAAGTTCTATTGGGACTACAAAAGCTATTGCGTTCGGTACGATTCGCAGAGGGCCAAGTAGATGGACCTGTTCGCCAAGCTACGCGATTCGCTAAAGGCGAAACACCCAACCATTGCGGTATCGGTGCGACGTTGCCGGATGCCCAAGCGGCTCTTGGGTGATTGTTGCCGACAGGTCGATCACTTTCTGATTCGCGTCGATGCAAGCCAACCAGAGCAAGGCCAGCTAGATACCCTGGTTCACGAGTTCGCGCACGCCGTAGCCTTTCTGGAGTTCGAGGAAACCGGGCAGCATGGGCCGATTTGGGCTAGTGCCTACGCCGATTGCTACAGAATCTACGAGCAAATAGCCACCTAGCCAAAAAAACCAGAATCTTTTTTCCCTGCGTTTTCGTTGGCGAAACGATTATTTTGGGAAAAACTTCTAGATCTTTATCGGTAAAGGTGTTGATGTTTGTTTGGTGGGTCGATAATATACACACGTCGGAAGCAAATGAGACGACCGACGCAAACCTAACCAGGACAGTAAAGATGAACGCAACATTCGAGCAAGCAATCAACGCAGCAAACGACCTGCTCAAAAGCGACGACGCAATTGTATCAGTCGAAATCGAGTTTTCGCTTTCAACAGGCCAAGTATACCGAGGGGAATGGGACGGGCTCAACTTCCTGAGTTTGGCAAAGATCAGCTAGTTCGCTATACGCCTGATGCCGGGATGGGCTCCGGCTTTGAGGGGTGAAGCGATGGAAACACGACAATGGAAGGTAACGGCGTACACAGGCAAGAATCGAAACGTCTTGCTTGGTTCTAGCTACGTCTTGGCAGACAGCGAATCCGAGGCGATAAGCCTTGGCAAACAAGCGTTGCGGTTAATTGGGGTGCGCGGGACATTTCGCGTTTCAGCGACTCGATACAACCCGCTCAGAGACTTGGCTTTCCAAGGTTTTGTTAGGGCGGTATAGCCCCAAAAAAACTTCCATATTTTTTCCCAAAAACCTGTTGATCTTTATCCCCAGGGTCGATAATATACACACGTCGGCAACAACGCTGACGCAAACCACTAACCGGAGACGATGACGATGAACGCAACGCAAATCTACAAGGTCACAGGAAAAGACGCTTTCGGTTGCAGGGCTCAACTCAAAGCAGACGGGTTTGTTTTTTATGGCGATTTGAAAATGTGGCTCGGGACGCAAGAATCGATTGATCGTTTTCTGTCTCGCGGCTTTCGCGTCAAGGTGTTCTTTGCCAAGATCAGCCTGGATCCGAACGTTGAAGCAAAGCTTTTTGGCGATTGCCAAGCAGCACGCTAGCCCACTAACCAGCCACAACGGCGAAACCCTTCGGGGTCTGGGTTTAATCACACTTTTTTGGAGACGATGAACGATGACAACGACAACAGCAATCCGCAAGACAACCTGGAACGCCTACGCCGTCAATGGCTACACCTACGACTGCGCGAACGATCAGAGATCCGCAGGCGGCGTCCACATTCACCAAGTGCGACTTGGTAAGCACGGGTGGCAGCACAGGATCTGCCAGTCCAACGGCGGCCGCAGGGCATATTCTCCGGTGACGCCAATCGACGACGCCCAGGGCGAGGCGTGGTTCGAGCAAGCCAAGAACTACTAGGCCCCCCTAGCCCCCCTGCCGGGATGGGCTCCGGCTTACTCACACTTTTTGGAGACGATGAAACATGCAATTTACAAAGACAGCAAGCGGCAATTGGGCAAGGCAGACGCAAACCAGGGAGAGCAAGTCTCTCGGCACTTACTTGACTGAATCGGAAGCCCAAGCGGTTCCAGGCGTCGACGAGGTTAGCCCGCTTGTCGCAAATGGCAAGGTGGCAAAGCGGCACGGCGTAGCAGTCGGTACGGTGGTCTATCTGGCGATCAAGTACGGCAAGACTCGGCGATACATGGTTCACGCTTCGGCAGCGGATTGCTTGGCTCGCGGCGTGGTCCCTAATGCTTGCAACCCCTAGCCCCCTGCCGAGATGGGCTCCGGCTTAACATTTTTTTGGAGGCGAATATCATGGCAGGCGGATGGCACTGTGTATACGGCTGGCGGGTGACCCGCAGCGACGGAAAGACCTCTGGCGAATATATGAGCATGGAGCACGCCGAGACAGCGGCGGCTCAAGCCAGGCTCGTTTGGCCTGATATTCAATTTTCTTTGGTATCGACCCAAGACGAGGACCGACGCCACCCCATAGCGGACGAGCTGTGGACGAGCGAGCCCGAATGGCGGGCGGCTCACGATGGCATGGGCAGGTTTGTCTTGGGTGCGAGGCGATGAAACCTTGCACCAAATGCCAGACCACCAAGCCCCTCTCGGAGTACCGTAAATCCAACCGGACTTGCGACGGGCTAGACACTCAATGCCGATCATGCCGACAGGCCAAGGCCAAGACGGCAGAGGCGCGAAACACACCTTCGACGCGGGCCAACTGGGCTCGCGGGACGCTGGCGAAACTACACTTAACCGAGAGGGATTATTGATGAAGAAAACAGACGCGGAGTTGATTGACGATATCCGGCGATCGGGGAATTTGATCGATGAGCACTGGGACCGGGCTTTTTCGATTGTTGGCAAAATCGACCTTGAAGGGTTGATTATGATCGAGAGCCATGCCAACGCACTTGCGATCTACTGCAAACTGCTTCGGCAGCGGCTCGAAGAACAAGACCCGGCAATCCAACACTTACGCAAGACACTAACGGAGGGCGAATAGCATGGAGATAGGCGACAAAACGAAAGTGGAACTGCTAATGGATATCAGGGACGCGGCTTGGCTAGTTGGAAACGGCAGCGAAAAAATACCGATGGATAGGGATTGCCTTTTGCGATTACAAAGCCATAGCCAGCGGCTAACCGACCTATGCGCGGTACTGCGAGGTCGACTTGAAGCAACACAACCAACACTAGCGGAGGGCGAATGATGTCGAATCAAATACCGGGCGTACCGGAGGGCTGGGAAGCAGTCAGTTTTGACTACGTAAGCGACGGGGAGCATTGGCTTGACAAAGACGGCGACCCGATACAACACACCTCATCCGTTCGCACTCAATGCAAGCGGCTCATCATCCGCAAGATCGAGAAGCCCGCACGCTATCGACCGTTTAGGGATGCGGAAGAATACATGCCTCACTGGGGCAAGCCGATTCGCCTAAAAGGCGGCGTAGGATTTGACAGCGTAGTTAGCACAAGCAGGATTGGCATCTACGTCGCAAACGAAACCCTGATTACTCGATACGGGTTGCGTGATGCTTTTGAGAGGCTTGAATTCGCCGACGGAACCCCCTTTGGAGTACGAATTGATGAGTAACCCAACGGTCAATGTAAACACAACGCAACCAGCCGACTGGGCAGAATTCATCCGCAACGCGGCATCCGTCGAGGGCATTGAGCTTTCGGCGTTCTATGGTTTCGCGGCAGTCGACAGGGCTATTGCGGTGCTAGGGCTCGATGCAGTCGACGCTTGGAAGCATCTCAGCGAACGAAAGCGAGGGCGGCCAGTCCGATATGACCCTGCGAAAGCTCCGGCGATCAAACGAAAGCGAGGGCGGGCGAATGGATGAGTTTTATTTGTTGGTGACGGCTCGGCGGCTCAACGGCGATCCGGACACGATGAGCCGGGTAGCCAAGTGCGTTTTCGATAAGGATGCGGTTTATGACGGCATCAAGACGGGTCGATGGTATCGGCTCGAAGTATTCGACGACCCATTCCCAAAGGATCTTGATTCGGTCTTTGTGGGGCTGTCGAGCGATCCTGGTGTCAGGGGAGCCGAAACGCTTGGAGAGCGATTCGAGACAAGCTTGAACCGTGCAAGCAAGCATCGGTGGAGGCTGGCCTACTGCGAGCCCATTGACGCCGAGGATGCGGCGTTATTGCGAATTGAGTTGGAAGTTGTTTAACCTTTTTTGGAGATTGAAACGATGAATAAATTCGAGGCGTTAGCACAGTTTCAGGGCTGGCCCCCTGAGTGGCAGCGGCTTTGTGCAGAATACTGGATTGAGACGGGCGAGGATCGGCCAGCGGTGCAGGCTACCGTTAGCAATGTCTCGCAAGCCTGGTGCCACGCCGATCAAGTCGAGCTAGCCAAAAAGCTACTTGAGCCGGTGGCTACGTTGGCCCATGAAAGCGTATCGACGCGGTTGGCGCAAGACAAGGCGGCGAAGGTGGCAGCCAATGCCCGAAGGCGAAAGCAGAGTATTAGCCTGCCTTGGTCGATCACGGAATCAGAGTACCTTTTGAAGCTAGCTAGCGAGCAATGGGAGCAATGCCACGTCGTTCAGATGTTCCTAGAAAAATATCCAGGGCGGTCGCCGGATGCTGTTAGGCGTCGCGTTTGGGGTATCAGAAGCGGTAAGGAATCTGGCGAGGTCAAATACTAATGGAAATCCTACTTGTCTTGGCGGGCTTTACGATCGGTTGCTCCTTTGGTTGCGGAATGGTGCTATGGGGGCCCATGGATGATTGATACCGTCGAAATCTGCCGAGCATTGTTTGCCGGTGGTTGTGTTGCGATTCTTTTGCAGATTTTTGCTGAGGTGATTTATGGACGGGAATGATTTGGCGAATCCGGTCAAATACCTGTTTGGAGAGGAGTTTTTTACTGTTGGCGGCTTTACCAAGCGAGAATTAATCGCGGCGATGGCGATGCAGGGGATGTTGGCAGGGTGTCCGATTTACGACCCCAACGGAGTCGCCAGGACTGCGGTTGCCTACGCCGATGCACTCATCGAGAGACTGTCCGCTGATCCGGTGGCCGAGGGGCTTAATCTGTTGCCTATGTACAGTCCCGAATTGGATGAGGGGCTTGCAGATGACAAGTGATTATTACGCGATTAAGGCAATCAACTGTAGCGGCATCAAGGAGTATCACGAATCCAAAGCCCAATACTATTACCGGCACATTGCAAAGACCTGGGAGGGGCATCAGTCGGACGCGTTCCGGCTTGGGTCGATGCTTCACACAATGGTTTTGGAGCCCGAGAAGTTTACCGCCGAGTGGACTTGTGAAGACCCTCCAGCGGGCAAGGCAAAGGATTCCGGGCCGGTTAAGAGCGGCAAGGCTTACGACACTTGGGCCAGCGAAATGATTAAGCGACCGGATCAGCGATGGCACACAACCGCCGAGCACGATGAAGCGGTCTTGTGGATGCAAGCACTACGCAATCACGGCAAGATAAACGCAATGCTTGAACACAGCGGGCGGCAAGTCGAGAAGACGTTGCTTGCCACATACGGAGAACGCCATTCGCTCAAGGGCCGATGCGATTTAATTATCCCCTCGGAGCGAATTATTCTCGACGTTAAAACGTCGGTGTCTGAGTTGCCCGGCGAGTTTAGGAGAACGGCGTACCAGCGTGACTATCACATGCAAGCAGCGACTTACACGTCGCTTGCGGAATGCACTTACGGCGAACCTTTCCGGTTTTTGTTTGCGGTGGTATCGAAGGGCGATAAAAAGGCGTCGCTGATCGAGTTACCGCCGACGATGATGGAGCAAGGGCACAAGAGGCTCAAGGAACAATCGGAGCGGCTAATTGAATCCCTTGAGCAATGGGCTAGGGGCGAGAACATTCCGGGCGATTGGCGAACGGAAGTTTGTGTTTGTGATTAACGAATTGTTCACGAAGGAGAATAACAATGACGAAAACGACAACAGATCAACCAGCGACGGCGGTAGAAATTCCTACCGGAAAACAGCCAGCGGTGGAGATCCCGCTATCGGGCGAACAGACTGCGGGGACCGTTCAGGCGGTTCACGCGATCAAGAAAATTCCGACATTCCGAGAGCGATGCTACGATATCAGCCTTGGGATGCTCACGACCTGGGTAGGCGAAGAAAGGGCCAGGGAATCGGCCGGTCGCGTCTCAGCGGCATTGGCGGCGGCTAGGGCAAGTGCAAAAGACCCTACCGACTTCGATGGATGCACCTTGCAGAGCATCGGCCAAGTAGTGGCGGTTTCGGCTCTGACCGGCATCTACCCATCGACAGGGGCAGCGGCCTTGGCTTATGCGATTCCGAGAAGGCCCCGCAAAGGTGAGGCTCCACAGCTAACCTACCAGCTATCGCATCGAGGGCTAAACGCTCTAGCGAACCGGGCAGGGTCGCACATGGTTGCGATTCCGATCAGCTACAACGATCAGATCGAGGTGACTGAGACCGGGGACGCGGTCATTAAGTGGATGGACCTGGACAACCCTCCGACGACCGAAGCGGAATTGCGGGGCGTTGTGGTCTTGGTCAAGAGGCACGATACAGGCACGCTTCTATGCTCTGCCTGGGTCGCGAAGAAGCTAATCGACCAGCGACGCGAAACCTCGGACTCGTACCGATACGCCGAAAAGCCCGGGAACGAGTGGGCGAAATCTTCAAGCCCCTGGCACGCTTGGCCAGTTCCTCAAGCGATGAAGACGGCGATGCACTACGTCATAGGCAGGGGGCTTTGCGTGATTGACGATACCGAAGCTCAGCGGGCTTTGTCGGCTGACGTTCAGGGCGATATCATCGACGTTGAGTCCAGGCCCCTGGATCGCGTCAGGCTCACCCGCAACGAACTACCAGCGATTGAGGGGCCAACGGAATAGCGAAACAGGATCGGCGGCGTGGGGAAAACATCGAGTATCCCTCGCCAAGCAGGTAGCCAATCCTTCCCGATCCTTTTGCCCCGGAAGTTATTGCGGCGGAACGCCTGAGCGATCAGGAAGCGAGGGTTCAAATCCCTCTCGGGGCTTTTGCCAACCCACTTCGGGGCGGCGTATGGAGGTTGAAATATGCTGGAGATACTACTGTGGTTTATCGCGTTTGCTGCCTTTGTGTTTGTTGTTGCATTTACTTTTTCCTAGGGTGCAGATCGCAACCCGCATTGTATGAAATCATCGAGGTAAAACATGGCGAAAAGATGCTCGATATGCACCGATGGAATCGAGGCGTCTGGCGTCGATCGATGCCCGAAGTGCCAAGACTTGACAGACCTTGGTATCGATCGGATTGCAATCCTAGAGAGGCACGCTAAGAAAATCCCGCGACGGGACGAGCGGTATTTGGCCAGGGTCCAACACTTCCGAGAGATCGACGCTAAGACAGCAGAGGCGTCAAAGGCTGCCGTTGAGGTGATGCCTGAGCCGGTTGCTCAAAAGCACTGCAAGATTTGCGGAACGCCACCACGGCTAAAGGATCGCAACTGTTGCCGGGAATGCTTCGGCATCAAAAAAACGATCAGCGACCCCTACGAGATTTGCCAATTCTTGATGCAAAAGCGACCTGAAAAAACGGCTCAATATCAGGCGATGGCGGACCAGCATCGGCAGCGGATGATCGAATCGTCGGTGGACGCAGAAAGGCAGATCCGAATCAACAGCCGGCTAGCGGCTTTGGCGGCTAGCATCAAGCCTTGCAAGCCGAGGATTGTGACGACCAACGGAGTCGAGTCGACCTGCCAATACTGGCGGTGTGGGCGTTGTCGGTGTGTGCTGACGACGCGAACGTGCTTGAAGTGTGAAATGATTATTAAAGGAGAGATTCAAGATGAGTAAAAAGATTGAAGCATTTTGGGAGAACGCAACCGCTGATGATGTTGCGGGAATCGCGAACACTCGCAAGTCAATTCAAGCTAGGTTCAGGGATGAGGAAACCGAAGACTGGGTAGATTGCTTGCTTGCGGGATGGAAGTTAAGCAGGCATCTTCCGGGCGCAGTCTGGATCGATGCAGACGGAGCGAGCTGGGCGCACTGCCAAGTCTACCGCGAACCCTCCTGGCACGCGAACAAGCCCGATCCGGGGCCGGGGTTCAGGTTGCTAGGGAAGTTTCCCGATGAGCTTTTGGCGGTTGGCGATGAGTTTTTCAGGGACGGCGAGTGGCATCCGTCTTGCCGTGAGATCGGCGATCCGCAAACGCATGGTCTTTGGTATCGCCGGCGCATCGAGCCGGTGGAGCCCCTCGAGAGCAAGCCGGTTTTAATTCGCCGAAGGGTAGTCGAGATCGGCGATGAAATTAAGCTACCAAACGGGCGCGTACTGGTGTTTAACGGCGAAGGCTTTGAGGTGACGCAGTGAGCAACCCAAAGTGGTTTCTTCTGAGGCATTTTTTTGCGAGGCACTGGAAGCCGTTCTTCTCGGAGGTCGCGATTGCGTTTTCGGTTATCGCTGTTGCGTTTGCCGTCACGCTCTGGATAGCGATTGAAATTGAGCAAGGCAGCCCCAGCGACCCCCAACGCTACACCGTACACTTCGACGGAATCGACTACCAAGACCTGACGCGAGACTATCACGGGCTATCTAGGGATCGATCGGCGTACAAAACCAAAGCGGGAAAACGTATTGAATTTCATGGCAATTTTTATGAGGTAGAGCAATGACACAATGGAAAGCAATGACACGGGGCGGGCATCAATACCGGATCACAATAAGCGATCCCAGCTCACACCGTCCGATACGCGGCGAGGTTGACGATTCAGGGCTTGTGGTCGAAGTCCACTGGACGGAAACCGGTAGGTGTCTTGCACACGGCGAAAGCCCCTACGACCTAATCCCCATCGAACCAGAGGCCAGCCCCGCGAAGGTACGAGTCGATTTGGCCCTGGCGGCGATGGCGTACAAGCGGGCTTGCGATTCTGTGGAGGCGGCGAGGGAGTCCGCAGGGCTTACTCGCGATGCTTTAGTCGCGGCGGTCAAGCAGCGCGGCAGAAATCCGGTCGTCGTCAAGATCGACGGATTGTATTTTCTTTTCGAGTTCCATGATACGCAGATTGAATTCTCGGAAATCGAGGTGCTTTGATGAAGCGACAATGGGAACCAACGACACGCGGCGGCTACTGGGTGCGGGGCATCGAAGAGATCAACAGCGAAGCCGAATTCCATGACCTACGCGGGGAAGTCGGCAATCACAGCAGCGAGCCGCCGAGCGAAGATCCGGCCGATTGGGCTTGGGAAACTTGGCGAAGCGATGGGCGGTATATGGTTGAGAAGGAAAGCGTTTTTGATTTAATGGAGGTGCAAGCATGATCTACATCTACAAAGCCCAGTTAATCCGCGTCGTCGATGGCGATACCGTAGACCTGATAAGCGACCTGGGATTTGACACGCTTAAGCGCGAGCGATTTCGGCTCTACGGCGTCGATGCACCGGAAATGAATACCGAAGCGGGCAAGGCAGCTAAGGCGTGGCTATGGGATGCGTTGCAGCCCCTTGAGGCGATCTACGTCCAGACGATCCAGCTAGAGACCAAGGCCAAGCGGGACAAATACGGGCGGTTTCTGGCGGTGCTTTATAGAGAATTTGGCGACGTTCGCACAAAGCTACCGGAGAAACGTCTCGCTTTGGAATCGATCAATTCTGAAATGATCGAAGTAGGTCACGCAAAGGAAAGGTACTGGTAAATGAACCCCTACGAACCCCCTGACTCCGACGAAAGCCAACTCGACCGGATCGAGCGGAAGCTAGACAAGTTGAGCGGCGAATTTGTCGTTACGCTTTTATTGGGCGCGGTATTCACGTTGCTGGTTTTTTTGCTGGTCGAAATCGTTTCGGCCAGGTGGAAGTGATAGAAAGGCTACTCGATGAAATCTGAACTACACCACGGCGATTGCCTCGACGTACTCAAGACCCTTGCTGATTGCTCGGTCGATGCGATTGTTACAGATCCTCCTTATGGGCTAGGTAAAGAACCTGACCCAGTTAAGGTAATGGCGGCGTGGATATTGCAGGGGTATTTTGAAGTTGAGGGAAGCGGGTTTATGGGCAAAAAATGGGATGCTTTTGTCCCACAACCTATTATCTGGAAGGAGGTTTTCAGGGTGCTTAAACCGGGCGGGCATTTACTAGCCTTTGCAGGCACTCGAACGCAAGACTGGATGGCAATGTCGCTGAGGTTCGCAGGCTTTGAAATCCGCGATATGATCGCTTGGGTATATGGTTCTGGGATGCCGAAAAGTTTTAATCTAAAACGATCTGGTGTATGCGATTGCGTTCCCGCTGAAAATGCGTTACCATACACCTATGAGCAAAACACCAAACACGACGTGCGACCATTGCAAAATGGCGATTTACAAGAGGCCGGACCATATGGCAAGGAACGCGGGCAAATACTGCTCCCGATCCTGCCGAAACAAGGCGAACATAGTGACGGGCAAGCGCGGGAAAAACCCCAAGCTAGCGATGGAAAACAACCCGGCATGGAAGGGAGGGAGGTATATCGAGCCGAAGAAAGGGTATGTGATGATTCGCCGACCGGATCACCCCCGAGCCAGACAGAACGGCTACGTACTGGAGCATATCTTGGTAGCGGAAAAGATGCTAGGAAGGCCGCTGGCGGAAAACGAGGAGGTTCATCACAAGAACAGGAACCGAGCGGACAACCGACCGGAAAACCTGCAAGTGTACTCAAGCCACTTGGAACACTGGATGAAGGAGCATTACACGGATGTGGCCAATGCCAGAGATGCGGCAAGATCAAAAAAAACCTAGAGGGTTTCGGAACAACTCTCAAGCCTTCTCTAGAGCCGATCACGCTAGCCCGCAAGCCCCCTATCGGCACCGTTGCAACCAACGTACTCCAACACGGAACGGGCGGGCTGAATATCGATGGGTGCAGGGTGGGCGATACGGTGGAAACGTGGCCAGCTACTCGCAGTTATGGGGGCGGGACCGAATACGCATTCACCAACACGTCAAAGGGCGTCGTGAACTCTCAGCCAACAGGCAAAGCCCCAGAGGGCCGTTGGCCTGCTAACTTCATCCATGATGGCAGCGAGGAGGTGCTGGCGTTGTTAGGTGAGGCGGCTAGGTTTTTTATGGTATTCCAAGATAAAGAGGTTTCTTTGCTGCCCGAAAACCAGTATAATGAGCAGCTAGCCAAAGGAGGACAATCATGGCAAACCAAAAACGACCCGCTATTTCTTGCGGGCACTGCGGCAAAGAGTTTATCCCTGCCAAAAGCACTAGAGTTTATTGCTCAAAGCGTTGTAGCAACCTCGGATCACCAAGAGGTAACAGCCTCAAGCGACTCGAAGGGACATTCTATTTACGTCACTCAGGAAGAGTTAAAGACGCTTTGCGAGTGCGTTACCACAGCGATGATGATTTTAGGAAACGGGTTCTCGCTAGAGTCAAAGCTAGAAAAGCACACCCTGACAAAAAGCCTTGTGAAAGTTGCGGCAACGAAAGAGCCGACAGGCATCACGACGATTATGACAAGCCTACTGAAATTCGATGGCTCTGCCGAAAATGCCACATTGCGCATCACGCAAAAGAGTACGGCTCTTGGGGGACAGGCTTATCGAATCGCGTACATTCCTAAGGCAAGTCGCGACGACCGGGACGAAGGGTGCGGGGCGTTTGAGGAGCGAGGAAACAATCGGTACGGTGAGTTTAGAGGGACCGAAGATCATGCGCCAAAAACCCAAGACCACAACAAGAGCCGCAATCCTCATCCAACGGTCAAACCTACCGACCTGATGCGTTACCTATGCCGACTTATCACACCGCCCGGCGGCATTGTCCTAGACCCCTTCATGGGCTCAGGATCGACCGGCAAGGCGGCGATGGCAGAGGGCTTTCGGTTCATCGGAATCGAACGGGAGGCCGAATACATCGAAATCGCTCGGGCTAGAATTTCCGCCGAGGCTGAAAAGCCAAGGCAGTTGAGTTTGTTTTGACCCCAAAGAGGCTGGTCCCCCTTGGCAAAGGTGCTTGCTGTCTACTGGCAAGAATCCCGCTAAACGGACTGGTGCGCGGTACGAGCCGGGTTAATCGACCTAATCGACCGTTGGCTAAGTGGCGTTAAAACTTCCGCTACTTGCCCCCAGGGCCGCTTGTTCTAACGGGCGGGCGGCTCTTTTACGCTCCGTGTGGGGCGGTTCAACTCGAAAGGAAATGAAATGGCATCAATCAAAGACGTAATCGAAGGACTGGAGATACTTGCAAAAACGGCAGCGGTCCCAGTTTTTCTGGCCGAGCAAGGATCGACCGATAGGCGAGAGGCTCACCTAGGCGGCGCGAGTCACGATGTTATTTGGGGTCCAGAGGCGGACCCGAGCGAAGATGACGAGGCTAGACTGGGCGAGCTTGGGTGGTATTTCGACGGCGAGTCGGGTTGCTGGGCGCGGTTTGTTTAGTGTGGTCTTGGATTGATTGTTAGTTGGTAACTCGAAAGGAAATGAAATGGCAGAATCGAAATTTACTCCGGGGCCTTTGTCGGTCGAGGAAAACAATTGGCAAGACGACACGTGGAACATCTTTGTGGGCGATACCTACATAGGGGTCGCGATTGAAACAGGCGTAGAGGGGGAGGCTAAAGCCAACGCCGAACTTTGGGCAGACGCTCCGAGGATGCTGGAGGCATTGCGATCGCTTCACGATTTCGCCCTGCCTTTGCGTGAAAGGGGCCTAGCGGCAGAGTCCGAGCAAGCATTCGCAGACGCTCGGGCGTTACTCGAAAAACACGGCGGCTAGATTGTTGTTCGGTGGTTTAATTGGAGTGCGAATTATGGCCGGTGATTGGATTAAGATCGAGCATGGGCTATTGGGCAAGCCCGAAGTGATGCTGCTGGCCGACGTTCTTGACGCTTCGCCCCATGAAGTGGTAGGGCATTTAGTCGCGTTTTGGCTATGGGTCGACCTGAATTTGTCCCCAGATTGTCCCCAAGTGAAGGGGACAAAAAAGGGACTAGATAGGGTCGCAGGGAGGGACGGGTTTTCCGATGCGTTGATTTCGGTGGGCTGGTTATACGTCGAGGATGGCGTGGTTTCGATTCCTGGGTACGAGGTTCACCTGTCGAAAAGCGCGAAAGAACGTGCAAAAGGCCAGAAAAAGAAGGCTATGCAGCGGATAAAGCTGTCCCCTGAGAAGGGGGACAAAAAGAGGGACAAAACCGGGACGGAACAGGGGACCAGAGAAGAGAAGAGAAGAGAAGAGTATTCAAATATAGACACATTGCCCGAATGGCTCAAAAAAGATTGGGTACGATGGCTGGACTTCCGATTCGCCAAAGACGGGCAGTGGATGCCGGAGGCCCAAGCCGATGCGGTGATTATGGACTTGCTCCGAAGGGGCGAAGCCAAGGCCCTAAAAGACATCGAGTTTTCGATCCGCATTGGGGCAAAGAACATTTGCCACGATGACGGCGGGCAAGGCTTGCTAAAGCCGGTCGGCGGGTCGGCGGCAGGATCCCAAACCGGGAGGAAGCTAACCAACGCAGAAAAGACCCTTAAGCTCATCGAGGAGATGAACAATGGAAACGTCTGAGAATCGAGAATTTTTTACGAGAATCGCCATGATCCATTTTCCGAGTCTTGGCACTTATCTCAACAAAGAAACCAGCAGCGTACTTGGGACGATCGACGCATGGGCGATGACGCTACGGGACATTACAACCCAGGAGGCAATCTCAGTGGTCTATCGATGGTCCAAGGACGAGCTACCAAGGCCTCAATACTACGAACTCGGCGATTTCGCTTTGCATCTTCGAGCGGTTGTCTTGCAGGATCGCGTCAACGCTCGCAAGACGCAACTGGTTGACATGATTCGCAGCCGGGAGGAATCGACCAAGGGCTACAGCCATGTTTCGCTACGTCCATTCATAGCCAGGGTGCTTGAATCCGGCGAACAATGCAGGCTTGGCAAGATCACAAAGCAAGAACACTACGCGACGCGGGACCAAGTGCTAGCGGAACTAGCAGCGGCTCAGGTGCGACGATGACCGACGACGAAAAGACCCGCAACCTTCAGGACAAAGTGTACTGGTTGGAAATGCGGGTAAAGTTACTACAAGCAAGAAACAAGGAGCTTAGGAAATGGATCACGAAACTAACGACGAAAAACCATCCAGCAAGGAGGGCGGGCAAGTGAAGGCAGGCGATAAGGTTTGGGTTCGGGCCACAGTCGGAAATGCCGATGCAGACAGGCCAGGGTGGTTTAATTTTTGGTTCACTGGCAGCAATGGGCTGTATCTTCCTGCAAGCGACTGCCGACTTGCCAATCAAGACCAAGACGGTTACCCATTCCGATTTAAGGTCGGAGACGAAGTTATTTCGCTGTGCGGGCGTGAGGGCGTAGTCGAAGCGATCGACCTAATCGAAGGGTACCCTATAACCGTAAGGCATTCGATTCGAGAGCAGGTCTCGTACTTGGTTTGCGACGTTAGGCACAGGGGCGATTCAAATGCTTGAAGCAACTAACAGACAAGAACCATCCAGCAAGGAGGGTGGGCAAGTGCAAGCAGGCGATTTTGTCTGGGTTAAGTGCAAGGTGATTGAGCCATGCGAAAACCTAATGAAGGTGACGGGAAGCGGCGATGACAACGGGTTTTGGGCTGGCCGTGGCCAGTGCCGACCCGTCGAGCCCGTCAACTCTCCGGAAATCCCGAATAGTTCGAGCGACCCTATCAAGGTTGGCGATGCGGTGCGATTCGTTTCGCCTGGGCATGATCGGCATGGGACGGAGGGAATTATTCTTTCGATCGTCAGGGGCCCAAACCGCCAATATCGATTCGAGTCTAATTGCGGCCAGTTCCATCGCTATTGCACGATCGCGGAATTGGAGCACTACGACCAAGCCGAGACCGTGGACGTTAAAGGCTCGATGCAATCGCTCGACGGGGCCGACACAATCCAGGAAGGTGATTTGCAGTGGACCGACAGGGACAGCAAATACCGGCTATGCAATTTTACGATCGGGATGCGGGTCCACGAAGCAATCCAGCGGGGCAAGGCCCGCGGCGAAAAATGGGTGTTTTATCGGAAGTTCAAGGAGGTGGGCGAATGAAAATCAGGCAAGCAAGAAAAATCTTTCGGCGTGCAATATCTGGCCGGAAGGCGAACGAGTATTTTTTACGGATCAAGTTGCAGACCTACGACAAGGCTCTTGATTCTAGGTATGCAGAAGCGATTAGAATTTTTCGCAAGCGACGAAAGGAGGTGGGCGAATGAAAATCTTCATCCCAGGCGAACCAATCGCACAACCTCGGGTCAAGGTCTCGACGAAGGGCGGCTTTGCTTGACAATAAAGCCTGATTGTGATAACATAGGGCCACTATGCCAGCACAAAGAAAATGGACCGACTCAGATATTCAGTTCCTCAAGGATAACTACCCATCGAAAGGGAAAGCCTTTTGCTGCAAAGCTCTTGGCAAGACCGACGGCGCAGTAAGGCAAATGGCTAGCGATCTAAAGTTAAAAGCAAGCAGGGAATCTGAGTTTTTCAGGGACTGGCAATCAAGGGCGGCTAAGTCAAAGGTCGGCAAAAAAAGACCGTCTCAGTCCCTAGTTATGAAGCGTCTTCATCTAGAAGGCAAGCTTCAAAAAAACGAACAGCAAAGGAAGGCTATAAGTGAAAGAAATAAGAAAATGTGGAAGGAAAGAGAGCACCCAAAAGGCATGAAAGGCAAAAAACACAGCAAGGAAACTCTCGCTAAACTTTCCGAAATTTCTTTGGAGAGAGCAAAAAACACTACCGATGAGCAATGGCTTGCAAGAACAGTCAAATCGCAAGCTACGAGAGAAAAAAGAGGGACGCAATTACCTTGCAGGACTAACGTAACTTGGAAAGCGGCTTGGCGCGAAATCGGAGGAACCAGGAAGTTTTATCGGTCAAGGTGGGAGGCAAACTACGCAAGGTATCTGGAATTCTTAAAGCAGCAAGGGAAGATTAAAGACTGGAAGCACGAGCCCAAGACGTTTTGGTTTGAGGGCATTAAGCGTGGGTGCGTAAGCTACTTGCCTGACTTTCTCGTCATTGAGAACGATGGATCGGAGGCTTACCACGAGGTCAAGGGATGGATGGACGATAGATCCAAAACCAAAATAAGGCGAATGGCAAAGTACTTCCCTAGCGTAAATTTGATTGTGATAGATTCCAAGGCGTACAAGGCGCTTCAAAAAACAGCGGCAGCGATTGTTCCCGGATGGGATTCCTAGTTTTTTTATTCAAACGATTATCGAGGTGACGCAATAATGGAACGCAAGAACATATATCTTTGTGGTCCAATCAACGGGTGTACCGATGATGAGGCGATGACATGGAGAGATTGGTTTAAATCACAGCAATGCGGTTTCGATTTTGTCGACCCGATGAAACGGGATTACCGAGGGAGGGAGGCAGAGGACTATCGCGAGATTGTCGACCTAGACAAGCAAGATGTTCGGAGCGTAGATTATCTGGTTGTAATGTACACGCAGCCAAGCGTCGGAACGGCGATGGAGATTTTTTACGCCTGGACAATTGGAAAGCCAGTGCTTGTCATCAACGAGAGCAACAAGCCTCTTTCGCCTTGGTTGCGATACCATGCGACGGCAATTGTCAGAACGAAAGAATTGGCGTTAATTAAACTTAAGGAATGGAACAAATGAGCACAGAACAAAAAGACGTTGTAGTGGTTTTTCTTGAAAGGCTAGTCGCCGAAATTGAATCGTCTCGCTACGGCGAGGGAGGGCAGCATTTAGATTTTTTGTATCAGGCAATCAATAAACGAAAAAAGGAAATCGAGGTAGGTGCAAAATGCTTGTAATGCCAGCGAATTCTACCGGGTGGTTTTGGCACTGTCTTGCAAGAGAGACGGGTCGGATTGGACATCTTTACTCCCCAGGGGCTCAGCGCGGGCCGTTCCCCTGGTTTCCTTTTGCGTTGGACAACGGCGCGTTTTCGTGCTGGGATCGACACGCGAACGTGTTTGATTTCGACAAGTGGAATTCGATCGAACCGAAATGGCAGCGGATGATTGAATGGGCCGGGCTTGGTGCTCAGACCCCTCGATGGGCTATCGTTCCAGACGTTCCAGGAAATGCCGAAGCGACCTTAGAGCGATGGGGCAAGTACGTTCAGCGGGTTCACGATTGCGAAATCAACGCGGCTATCGCGGTGCAAGACGGGATGACCGTTGAGCAAGTCAAAGCATTGCGACCCGGGCCGGTTGTGATTTGCGTAGGCGGGACCGATGAATTTAAGTGGGGGACGCTCCAGCAATGGACAGCCAATTTCCCAAGGGTCCACGTTTTGCGAGTCAACCAACCGGACAAACTCAACTTCCTGGAGTCGCTAGGCGTCGAGTCTTGCGACGGGACTGGCTGGAATCGAGGCAACCGAAAGCAGACCAGGGGCGTTGAGGAATGGGCCAGAAACAAGCCGACGCCAACGCAATCGCATATCTGGCGGTGGTGCTGTCGGAGCGAAGACAAGCAAGACGAACTTTTCTCGAACTAGGAACGCGAATAATGGAACGCAAAAACATAATCCAGCCTCCCGAAGTATGGGCGGCTTGGTCTCAAGTCGCTGAGGCGAAGGGCTGGACAATGGCTCACCTGATTTTTGAGTCTGTCAACCATCGCCACAGGCTCAACCAAGAGCGACCGGGGCGAGGTCGGCCAAAGTCCAAGCCGGTGGCTCGGAAGCGCAGGAGGGGCAAGGGAATCGGAGTGAGAACTAGGTGAACGGCGACTTCGGTTCAATGCTTTGTTATAGGATGATTTGAAATGATTAATCGCGCCGGTGACGTAAGGGTTGCATATCCGCTTTTCCAAGCGGAAGGAGGCGGTTCGATTCCGACCTCGGCGATTCAATTGCGATTTGAGGAGATTCATGTAAAGCGTGCAAGGGATTTGAATGCCCTGTGGCATTCTCGTCTTCCAGTTTACGACACAGGGTTTTGTTTAAATTCTACGATTTCATACGGTGCAGAATTTGAGGGAGTGTATTACGCAATAGCAATTTGGACGAACCCGGTGGCGGCGGCGCTGCCTCAGTATGAGTGGCTTGAATTGAGACGGATGGCTATTTCAGATGATGCCCCCAAAAACACAGCGAGCAGAATGCTCGGTTTTATGGCTAAAGATATCAGAAAACGATTTCCGCAAGTGGTGCGGTTAATTTCGTATCAAGATTGCGAAGCTCACGCTGGAACGATTTACAAAGCAGCGGGATGGCAAGCCACAGTAACACACAAAGGCGGGTCGTGGAATAGACCGAACGCTAAAAACAGAAACGGGAAGCCAAGGACAAGGCCAGACAAAAACAACGCAACAGGTGCAAAGCAACGATGGGAGCTGGAAATAGCGAGAGCCTGAATCCGGCATTTTGTCGAGTGGCTCATGGGACTCCCGCTCGGGTGGACCGACTTAGAGGACTCGGAAACGCCGTAGTTCCACAGGTTGCCGAGTTTGTTGGCAAAATGGTGTTGCAGCGGCTCCGAAGCGGCAAAAGCGAAATTCGGGAGGCTAGTGATTGTCAAGCCCCTTGACTGGGGATAAGATGTTCACAAAGGAGAAAAACCAAATGGACTTTTTTAACGACCTTATTAGCGGATGGGTGGCATCCTTCCGATCTAAGCGAACGCAAGCAGCGGCGGTGAGTTTGGCTACCATCGGATGGCGAATCTACACACTGGTAAAATCCGGGCAGCCGGTTCCCTCGGAACTGATTCTTAGCTTTTTCGGCATCCTCGGGCTGTGGATCAAGACTGACGGCGAACGACCAACAGCACCCAGGCCAACCCCCAAACCCGATGAGGTGGCATCGTGAGCCGATTGAAACTCGCAGACCGACGCGCAGCACGCAGAGCGGCTAGGGAAATCTGGATCGCTTCCAAGACCGACGCCGAACTTGCCAAGCTGGTCAAGCAGGCGGTTGACGGCGATGAGGACGCGCAAAAGCTTCTCTTTGCAACCCATCCCGAAATGCCGGTCGGTATCGATCCGGCTACGCTGTTTTTGCTCATCCAGATCGCTTTGAAGCTTTGGATTTGGTGGCAGCAAAACAAGGTTGAAAGCCCATCGGAATCGGTCGATTTGGGCGAACCGTTCGACGACGACGAATAACCCCTAGCCAACCCGAACTTTTCCGATGCTAGGGGCTCGGTGAGTTGGCAGGGGGCAAAATGGAGTGACGGATGGCGAAGAAAGAAAACAACTGGATTCCTTGGGTAATCATTGGGGGGCTTGTCTTCTACGTGATGAACCAACAGCCAAAGGGAGGGGGTGATTCATCTAAGCCTGCCGGGGTTACTGCGGTGGTCCGGTCGACGATTCCATCGATCAGGGCGGCTTACAAACAAGCCTTTCTTGATGCAGCGGCGAAGATCGAAGCGGGCGAAATCGCCAACCAAGAGCAATGGACCAAGTTTATCTCGGACAATGCAGGCGGGAAGAATCGCGAGGCCTTGGACAAGGTGTACTCAGCAATCGACAAGCTGGATTTGCCGGTGACGTTTGCGGGCAAGGAAAAAGAGTTGGCAGAAATCAATCGGAAAATAGCGAGTGCGTGGTAATGACTGAAATCGGATTAATTACTTGGTACATCGTTCAGTGGGTGCTATGGGCAGGGCCTTTGGGTGTTGGGGCGTTCTTGGCGGCGATCGCGGGAGCGGCGTTCTTCGCGGGTTACTCGATGCGACCCAAAGCCGATAAGCCGATGGGCAACGTCAAAATGGATCATATCAAATACGATATCCTGCCCGATGGCACTTTGGGCCCGGGTGACAATCGAGGGCTGGAGGATGGCGAATGAAGCGGGTAAGGCGGTATGCGGCTAGGGCGGTGTTTGTGGTGCTTTGGTTAGCATTCCTGCCGGTAGCGTTTGCGCATGCGTTGCTAGAGGCGGTTATGATCGGAGTCTACTCGGTGCTCGACGGCTTGGAGGGAATTATTCATGGATGATTTTTTCTCTGGCTACGACCCAACGATCGAAAACCGCGATGAGATCCGAGCGACATCGACCGAGCTTGGGTTTCGCGTCGGCGATTACGAGGCTCCGGAAGAGATCGATTTCCGAAAGCTTATTAGGCACGACGACCAATCGCGGATGAATTCCTGCGGGGCCTTTGGTAACACCAGTTGCGGCGAGGGCCTTTGGGCCTTGGGTCACGGCGAAATGAGTGACGAGCGGCAATTTTCGCAGTTATTTACCTACATCGAAACCCAGAGGAAAGACGGCAACGGGCTTTTCGGTGTAGATCGAGGATCGACGGTAAGCGGCGGGTTGTGGGTTAGTACAAACATCGGCTATTTGCCCTACAAGCACTTGCCATATCGGACTCCATATCCATCAAACGCCAAGACGCTCATCACTGACGAAATGCGGACGCTTGCTAGCCCCTTCAAGATCAGGTCGCACACTTGGCTGGATTCGTATGACGCAATCAAAAACTACTTCGCTTCGGGCGTAGGCCTTGGCTTTGCTGGCACTCTTTGGAATGATTCGTTCTACGCCAGCGATGGCGTACTTAGATCAGTCAACCTGCGAAGCGGCGGCGGTCATGCCTATTGCTTGGCGGGCTACTCGAAACGCAAAGACTCCATGGGCCGGAATTACATTTGGCGGCTAAATAGTCACGCAAACGACTCATGGACCGAAATTGCCCCTTCGGTAATCGATCAACTTTGTCGACACGAATACACATCGATCGTCGGCGTATCGGATTTGTCGACGCCAGGACCAAGGACGGTATCTTGGATGAAAGATAGGCCACTAGGATGAACGAAAAAGGGAGTCCAATCTTGTTAATACTTGTACTCAGTGTGCTTTACTGGGCGTCTATTCCTACCGTTCAAGACCCTACGCAATGCGACTTGTTGGACTCAACGCCGTTGATCGAGGAGGTCGCAAAGGTTGAGTTTGTCGCAAGCCCAAAGGAACCGGACCCCACGCCAAGCCCGAGCGACAGGCACGAAAAGACAAAACGCGAGATCCTGATTTTCGTCTCGAAGAATTGCCCCCCATGCGAGAAGTGGAAGCGGTGTGAAATGCAGCGTTTCATGGATGCCGGATGGGCTGTTGGAATCGTCGAGGCGCATTCCTACGGGCTTACCCCAACCTTTGAAATCGAGTCAGGCGATAAAAAGGCGACGATCAAAGGCTACACAACCCTCGAGCAAGCAGCGGAGGCGGTGCGATGAGTTGGTTTTTATTGGCTCAGATTACATCCAACGACAACCTCCTGCTTGGGATAATTACCACGGCAGGCGGTGCGATGGCAGGGGCGATTGTCCACCTTTATTACCGCGATGCGACCAAAAGCAAAGAGCTTGTCGACATGGTCTCGAAGGAGTTTACGGAATGCAAAGAGGACCGTGAAAAAATCTGGAGAATGTACTATGAGCTAAAGGGCAGCCTGACAGCGATCAGCAAGGAGCAAAAATGAGCCAAGCACTAATTGACGAGCTTTCCAAAGCCGAATACGCAAGCCTGAGCGACCAAGCGGCGGCGGATGCAATCAATGCCAAGACGGTGACGGTGCGAAAGCCCGTAGACCTTTGGATGGTTGTCGAGCATTCGTCTAGGAATGGTTATAGGGCCAAATTGGAGCTTGCAAGAAAGAACGGCAATCATCTATGCCAAGAGACGGCAATCAATATCCTTGAGTACATCAATTCGCCAAGGCTCCAAACGGTCGACATGGATTTGCCTGCTACGCGCGGAATGGTGCAAGCCTTAGTCCAGTGTCAATTTGCTACGCAAGCGATGGCCGACGAACTGCTAGCCCTAGCCGATCAAACTATTCGATGGGTCGACCATAACGGCATCGGTACGCTAGGCGTTGGCTTGGTGCGCAACGCTAGAAAGAAGATGGAGGCCCAGTAAATGCCAGATATCAAAATTGCCTACGGTTCAGCCTTCGACCTAACAATTACTCTGGCATCCCTTGCAAGCGATACTAACTTGCTCGATGGTCGAGAGTCGGCAGCGATCGACAACACGACCGATAAGATGCTTGACTACCTTATCAGCGGAAAAATCACAACAGGCACAAGCCCAACGACGGCTAGGTCAATTCAGATTTGGGCGGTTGCTTCCTTTGATGGAACATCGTGGCCGGATGTTTTCGACGGGACGGATTCGGCTGAATTGATTAGCTTGGCAAGCGTCAAAAACAGTTCGGTTTGCCGATTGGTCGATGAGTTATCGACGACATCAACAAGCAATGAAGATTACTACTTTGCAGGCGTTTCGATCGCCCGGTTGTTCGGCTCAGTGCCTCCTAAGTTCGTTTTGTTTGTGACGCACAATACCGGCGTCGCACTCAACGCAACTGCGGGCAATCACATTATCCGAGTCCAGCCAGTTTACAGGACTGTCTAGTGCCAAGCCTACCGCGATCGCATAACATCGTTGACAGATGGGTGCCCTCAGCGGGTGCTACGGGCTTTCGCTTGGTCGATCGCGTTCGCTCGAATCATGGCACGTTGACGAATATGGATGCGGCGAGCGATTGGGTTGTTAGTGGCGGCAGGGGTGCGTTGGATTTTGACGGCTCTAATGACTACGCTTCTACGCTTCAAACCGCAGCCGTAGGGGCTAGATTCTCCGCGTTCGGTTGGGTGCGAAAAACGACTACGCAAAGTCAGGTTCAGATTGTCGGACAATACCAAACGACCACGAACCAAAGGGCTTGGCAGTTAATAACTTCGACTTCTTCGCTTGGCGGAGCAGCGGACGGAACGCAGCTAGGCTTTATCGCTAGCGCAGACGGAACCTCAACAAACAGCACGCTGCGAGGTGCGTTTACCAGTGGCACAATATCAGATGGAAATTGGTATCACGTAGGCGTTGTTTTCAATTCCGGCGTGATTTCGCTTTATCGTAACGGGATTGACGAAACAATAGTTTCGACATTATTTACCGGGACATTTACCGCACCGTTTTCAACTAATGCACCTTGGTCAATTGGGGCGTTCAATCCAAATTCCGGCGGTGCTGGTTTTTTGCTAGGGCAATTAGACGACATCATCATTTTCAACACCGCCCTAACCGCCAACGAAGTACGCGAAATCTACCGGCTTGGGCGTGGCTACGGTGTATTCCCCGAGCCCGATTTCGATGAAGGCTTCGCGGCGGCTGGTTTCAAGGCGTACTGGGCAAGGCGTCAATCACAACTAATTGGAGGCGGTGTCTAATGTACCCACGCAACGCAGCAAGCCCACAACGAATCTCGATTGGTCCAGTGGTCCAGATCAGCGATGGAGCGGTGCAAACGGCAGGCGTGACCGTTCGGGTGTTGCCTTTCGGCGGTAGTGAGGCTGACGGCGTGGGGACTGTTGCTTACTCGACCGATGGCGTAGTTTTGTACACGCCGACGCAAGGCGAAACCAACTATACTTCGTTCGTTTTGATCGCCAAGAAAACGGGTTGCATTCCAGCGGATAAGACGGTCGTTACTTCGGCTAGTGCTGTTGCGGGACATGCGGGGACCGATCAATCGAAGATCACCAATGCGACTTCTACGGTGAACTTAAGCGGGACCACGATCAAGACAGCAACAGACGTTGAGATCGATACCCAGGATATTCAAACGAGACTTCCAGCGGCTCTGGTCGATGGACGAATTGCGGCTAATGCTCAGGTCGTTGGCGATAAGACCGGCTACACAGCAACAGTCTCAGATAAAACAGGATTTAAGCTAGCAAGCGATGGCTTGGCTCTTGTCACGGCGTGGACCGTTGGTATTACAGGCAACCTTACGGGCAACGTGACAGGCTCGGTCGGTTCGATCAGCGGGGTGACATTCCCGGCTAATTTTGGCAATCTTGACATTACGTCCGGCGGGGCGATTGCTGAGCTTGGGGCTAGTGCTCTTACGGCCAATGGTGCAGGCGATGCGATCGAAACCTACGTTTGGGGTGCATTGCTTGCGAACCACACGACGGCTAATAGCTTCGGGGCTCGGATTATCCGGTCGGTCAACTCGAATAACACGGTACAAATCAGCGGCGGCGGCAGCAATCATATCTTTGCAGTGCTTCACGACGCCGAACCGAATTCGATTCCCGAGGATGCTTTCGTCGATGGCGCGTTGTCGGCTCGGGTGATTGCAACCGACGCAATAGACGCCGATGCAATGGCGGCAAGTGCGAACACAGAGATAGCCAACGCGGTTGCAGCTACCCAGGCCCTTAGCAGGCTCGACAGCATGATCGAGAGCGATGGCGCGGGGCAATTCCGTTTCGATACGATCGCTCTTGAGAACGCCCCTGCCGGTGGCGGCGGTGGCGGGACGGATTGGACGGCCAACGAGCGGACAGCTATCAGGGCGATCCTCGGCGTACCTACCAGCGGGACAACGCCGACCGATCCGGCGAGCGGAATACTGGATGAGATACGGGACAAGACGGCATTGATTACCAACGGCGGTACGGTCTACGTCGCTAGCCCAGTGACGGCAACGGGTCAACTGGCAAGCCCGTTGATTATCGGGGATGACTACTTGGCAGCCAACGGAAGGCGATTCAGATGGACGGTGGCGTTGCCTAGCGGGTACGTTATCGGCACCTCGACGGCTCGATTCGGCATGCGGTATGAGGACGATGAGGGCGTCAATTCCTTCATCGCTACCGGGACAGTGACCGATGCGACGGGCGGCAGCGTCTACCTCGATTTTGACGTTGCCAAAACGGTTACAGGCACGCTCAGGCCGGGATGGTACGAATGGTCGGTTGAAATTGTCAGTGCTACAGGCGTCGAGATTACCAGGGTTAAGAGCGGGAAGAATGCTGAGTGGCAGGAGAAGCAAACGTGATAGGCCCCCCTAGGTCAAAGGTACTTTCAGAGGCTCGGCGTTTTAGTACGCAGATCATTAGCCCAGGATTTCAGATGAAAGTTAGCACGTTAGCAAGCGGTTTCGCGGGGTAGGGGGCGGTTTGGTTGGAGATCAGGACATCGAAGGATTTACGCTTGGTCAATCGAGCCCTCAAGGAAAAATGGAACGTCGACAAAGAGGCGATCAAAGCGGCGTTGATGCAATGCTTGGCCGATCCAGATTTGGCGATCGATGCAGCCAAGGTACTACTCGCAGCCGACGCGATCGATTGCAAACGCGAAGAGCTCGACGCGAAGCGGGAGGTAAAAGAAAATGAGCAACGACTCCGACTTCTTGAACTCGCTCAGTCTGTCCCAATTGCAGAACTTGCTAAGCTTGCATCCGAAAACGGCATTACAGGCCGACCCGGTCAAGGGTGACCGTCGAGCATACCAACGCGATTTGATGGCCAAGAAACGGGCCAGCCAACGGGATATTTTCATCCTTCCACCCCTAGACCCCTCCAGGCGTCTTGAAGCCGAGTCTGATTGCTCCCTGTGGCTATCCACCTATTTCGGCTCGCAGTTCTTCGAGGCGTGGACCAGCGACCGGCTAGCCATGATCGAATCGATTATCGACGCGGCTAAGTACGGCGGGGATCAAGGCATCGCAGGGCCTCGCGGCGAAGGTAAAACGACGTTAGCTATTCGCGTTGCCTTATTCCTAATGGTCCGTGGTTTATCGACGTTTCCCGTCGTTATTGGGAAGAACGCTGACAAGGCGAAAAAGGAAGTACGCGACCTAGTTGAGCAACTGCAACAAAACGACCTTTTCATCCAGGATTACCCAGAGATCGGGATCCCATTCCAGGCCGTTGGCGGTTGGTCGAGCCGCGGGAGGATGCAGACTTGCCAGGGCCAAGCGACCAATATCGTTATCGGGCCGGAATTCTTTGTCTTCCCTACGATCAACCGCAGCCAGATCCCCGATTGGCCCAAGGAAATCGAGCCATGCAGCAAGGGCCAAGTGTTCTACTCCCTGGGTATCGATGGGGCTATTCGCGGGACCAAGTTCAGATCGGCTAGGCCAACGCTGGCAATTCTCGACGACATCGAAGACCGTGAAGCCGCGGCTAGCGAAACGATGATTGCGAAGAATGAGGAAATCATCGAGCAAGACATCGGCGGGCTCGGGCAGTCCTCGGAGCGGATCCCTCGGGTGATGCTCTGCACGATTCAAAATAGGAAGTGTATCGCCTTCAAATACACAGACCCTAAGCAGAAGCCCAGTTGGCGTGGAAAGCGATACCGCAAACTCGTCACCAAGCCGGATCGAATGGACTTGACCGAACAGTACATCGACCTACGCAAGGGACGCAAAACCGACGACCCGGACGCCAGAGAAGCCTTCCGTTTCTATCGCGACAATCAAGCCGAGATCGAACGCGGGGCGGTAGTAAGCAATCAGGCTAGCTATTCCAAAAAGACCCACAGCGACGGGGAGCCGATGGAGCTATCTGCAGTTCATAGCTACTTCAATCGGGTAGCCGACCGTGGACAAAAAGCAGTATCGACCGAAGACGACAACGACCCACCAGAGGAAGCCGGGCCAATGGGCTTAGGGATTACTCCGGCTTTGGTCGAGTCGCGGATAAGCGGCTTGGTCCGGCGGCAACTACCGGCCAATACCGTGGCACTGACAGCGGCGATCGACTTAGGCAAGTATTACCTCCATTGGGTTGTTACGGCGTGGTGGCACGGGGCTGGAGGCGTTGTAGTGGACTACGGCATCCAGCAAGTCTACGGGACAGACAAAAGCATGGATCACGAGGCCAGCGAGCCGATGATCTACCAAGCCCTGTTAAGCCTTCGGGACGAACTACTCCAGAAAGAATTCACCGACACAACCGGAACGCGGAGGCCGATCGACTTTTGCCTAGTAGACTCAGGGGCTTTCACCAATGCGGCGTATCAGTTTTGTCGCGAAGTCGGCGGGATCTTCCACCCGTCGAAGGGACAAGACCCGTACCATCGAAAGGCCAAGTCTAGTTCGGTGACGATCGCAGGGGCAAACCTTCACGCTCAAAAGTTGCCGTCGTCCAATGTTTGGCTCTATGAGTTAGATACATCGTACTGGAAGCAGTTCATCCATGAACGATTCCTTACGCCGACTTTTGACGATGCGAACATGCTTCGGCGCGGGTCGCTTTCAGTGTTTAGCCTTGAAGATGAAAAACGACATTCGCAGTACGCTCAACATATCGCAGCCGAAGAGCTAGTCACCAAGTTCACTGAGGGCAAAGGGGCTAAAACCTACTGGAATGTCCGGGACTCGAATAACCATTGGCTCGATGCAACTTACATGGCTGCGGCAGGGTCCGAAGCCTGCGGCGTAAAATTGATTGCCCCAAGCGAAATCGAGGTAGCCCCAAAGCATATCAGCGATGAGCCGAAACAAGCCAAGCCTGTTCAGCAAGCCTACAGGCACGGGCAGCAACGATTCAAGCAACGACAAGGTGGATGGATTCCCAAGCGAAGAGGGTGATATGAGCAAGAGACCAAAGCGGACCAACAGACCAGCAACGCAAGAGGCTATCGAGCTAATCGACCCTATCCGCGAAATGGTCGCAGCGATAAAGCAAGAGCAGCACGACAGGTTGCTAGCCTGCATCCCCAAAGAGGGCAAGTTACACTCGGAGCCAACCGGAACCGGGACCCCATCGACGTCAATAACAACTTACGACGGATGGACGGGCGTTGTTTCTAGGGTTGTTCGGACCGACGAAACCGGAAAGGTAATCGAGGATTACAAGCCCGTCCCCCGCGAAGACGAGGCAAGGCCCTGCACCCTATGCGAATCACGCCGACCCATCGGCAAGAGCTACTCAAGGGTTTATTGCACTAAGAGCAATGCCCGGTACTGCAAATGCTCGTACTGCGGCCACACATGGACCCAAGAGCGTAAATAATTTGTAGCAGTGTACTAATGGAATAGTACAGGCATCTACCAAGGGCCCGCAAGCCATGCAACGATTGACGCATGGCATCAGCGGCAAGCCTTCTAGCACTAATCGACGCAGCTATCGAGGCCCTTCTAACCGGAGGGGCGTCTCAGTATTCCATTGGCTCGCGGACAGTTACCAAGCTTGACCTAGCGTCATTGTTTGAACAGCGAAACAAGCTACTCCACCAAGTCCAGCGTGAAAGCGGATCGGGCGGTATCTCCCTCGGAAGAATCGTAGGGGGCCGTCGATGATTGCTCGATTTATCGATTCGGTAGTCTCGGCGGTTAGCCCTATCGCGGGATTGCGACGGCAGGCGGCTAGAAGGGCCCTTGCGCGATCCTTCCAAGGGGCCGAACCGTCGCGGGTATCGAGCAACAGACACCCGAAGAATCTACCAGCCGACCAAGAGCTTATGGGGCCATTCGGGGCCGATCGTCTTAGGGCAGAGGCTCGGCGGCTGGTTCGCGATAATTCCTACGCTTGGGGCGTGGTCGATACGATCGTCTCTTCCGTGGTCGGTGCGGGCATCCAGGCCCAATCGACCTTCGAAACTCCCGAAGGGGATGACATTGAGGACATCAACGACCTACGTGATAAGGCTTGGTCTGAGTGGTCGGAAGTGGCGGATATCAACGGCAGGCTTACCCTTGAAGAAATCCAAACTATCGCACTTCGCGAAATGGTTGAAGCGGGCGAAGTGCTGATTCGCATCGTGAATTTACCCTCAACCGAATACCGGGGTATTTCTCGACCGATTCCGATGGCCTTGGAAATCATCGAAGCCGACCGGCTAGCGACCGATCGCGACACCTACACGATGGGCATCGATCGCGGCGATGGTACGCGGGTTATTCGCGGGATTAAAGTCGATGAATCGGGCAAGCCCCTAGCCTACATGATTTATGACGATCATCCGCTACAGCCATACGCGGTAAGCCGAACGCCGAAGGAAATCCCAGCCCGGGAAATCATCCACCTATTCCGACAAGATCGAGTCGGACAGACGCGGGGCGTGACTTGGTTCGCTCCGGCGTTGGCATCGATTCGCGACCTCGGCACCTACCTAGACAACGAACTCCAAGCTTCGGCTATTGCGTCTTGCTTTACGGCAGCGATCAAGACCGAAACGCCAATGGGCGACTTGAGCAACCCAAGGACTGGCAGCGGAACCGACAAGGATGGAAACAGGGAGCGATACCTAGAGCCGGGCCTAATCTTCGATTTAAACCCGAATGAGTCCGTCGAGGTTATCAACCCAACTCGACCAAACACGAGCGCGGGCGAATGGACCAAGGTTATCCTTCGAGGGATCGCAGTTGGGACCGGGCTAAGCTACGAGGTTGTAGCACGCGACTATTCGCAGACCTCCTACAGTTCGAGCCGGACCAGCCAACTCGAAGACCGTCGGCGGTTTCGCATTATCCAGAAATACATCATTCGGCACTTGCTACAGCCTGTTTGGGATCGCTTTTGTGACGCAGCGACTCGAACTAGCCTCGATGGTTTTCCATCGCCTATTGACCTGTTGAGCGATCGTAGGCGGTTTGCCCCTGTTGAATGGCAAACGCCGAAGTGGGAATGGGTCGATCCAGGCGTCGAGCAACAAACAAGCGAATCGGGCATCAACTCATTTACCGCGACCTACTCCGAAGTGCTAGGGGCCCAGGGGCTCAATTGGCGAACTGTGTTCTATCAAAGAGCCAAAGAGGATCGAGTATTGCAAAAGCTCAACTTGCGAACCCCAGAACAGCAACAGCTAGCCATTTCAGCGGCTCAGACTCAAGGGGCGGCAGAAACGCAACCAGCGACCGGCAGCGGCGAAATGATGGGGCTATCAACGCTTCAATTCAAGCGCAACCGCAAGGCCATTGCAACGACCCTCGACGAGCTTTCCAGCGGGGCTATTAGCGAAGCGGCGGCTAGGGTGTTCCTATCGTCGGTCGGCATGAGCGAAGCGAGCGTACAGGCCCTAATCGACGACGCAAAAGACGGATCGGTTGACACGCTATTGGCTGAGGTGACAGCATGAAAAAGCAAGATCTAATCAAGCGACGAAAAGAACTCGACGCAAGACACCAATCCAAGCCTGTCGAGGGCGGTTCGATCGTTCGCCAATTCGGGGCCGTGAAAGATGGTCGAGCGGTGATTGCAACCGAAACGCCAGTAATGGTTTATCGAGAGGATCGAGGCTGGGTAAGCCAAGTCCTTTTAATGGAGGGCGTCCGGTTTCGCAATGACAAGCGAAAACTCCCGATTGTCGACAGTCACAGACCGGATTCTGTTGGCAACGTCTTCGGCTCGATTCGCAATATCGTTATCGAAGGCGATCAGCTAATCGGCATCCCTGAGTTTGCCAGCGACGAGCAGGCTCAGGTCATCGCGACAAGATACAACGAAGGTCATTTGAACGACTTTAGCATCGAAGCGGTGCCACTAGAAAGCAAGATCGTTCGAGAGGGCCAAACGTACACTACCCCAAGGGGTCAAGTGATTGAGGGGCCAGCGGAAATTGTTACCGCATGGGAACCTCATAACGCATCGATCTGCGTAACGGGCGCGGATCCGAATTCTACTGTTCGCAGGTCTTACGACCAGGAAAGGGTTACGCGTATGGACGAGTCGCTTTTGGCAACTCTCAAGGGGCTCGGGTTGCCAGAAGGCATGACCGATCCTACTCAAATCATTGTTTTCCTCGCAGGAAAAGCAGCGGGGCAAGCCGGTTCTGACGCGGCTCCGATGGGGCAAGTCGAATCGATGGCAGGAATGGAAAAAGAGCCCGAAGAGGCGATGAGGGCCGAGACTCCACCAACCGAAGACACCGAAAAGAAAGTCGAGGCCGAAGTTGCGCGGCAACTACAGGCCCACGAACACCGACGCAAAACAATCGTTGCTCATTGTACGCTTGCGAAGCTTGAGCGAAGCTTCGCAGACTCTTTGGTTGACGATCCATCCGTGACTGTTGAAATCGCTCAAGAAAGGATCATCCGAAAGATGGCTTCTCAACCACTAGGCGGGGCCGTCGAGGGCTCCAGTTTCAGCGTGACCGAATCGGAGCATGATAAATTCATGGCTCAAGCTTCGGCGGGTCTTGTGCAACGATGCTGGAAAGGCCAGATCAAGACTCAAAAGGCCCCAGACGTACAAGGCGCGGAACACTTCCGAAACCTTGGG